GCTAAGGAGAGGCCTTCCTGCGTTGGCTAGTGTCTGATTATGGCTTTGTCTTTGGGAGCTTCCTCTGGTAGCCTTTTTGTGCCCTGTGCGCGTTCGGTTCGCGTAACGTGCGCGCAACATTCCAGTAACGTGCGGGAACGGTTCGGGTATCTCTGCAGCTGCGCCAGTGCTTCATCATGCTTTTTGGCTGCATTGGTGCCGGTGGCCTTCTGGATCCTCTGTAGGTTCCTGCTGCCTCCTTGCTGCCTTGGCCACTATCGCCGGTTAATATGTCCGGCTGCTCTTTGCCCTGTGCCTCTGGTCCTGCTGCGGCCTTTTCTGGCCCTTCATACTCACTTAGAGGTGTTGTCGCCCTATGTTGCCATATTGGCCCGCCTGTTGGGCTTCTGGCGGCGTCCAGTGGCTTTCTATATTCCGACATTTATAGACATAAGGAGCGGGGGAGGATAAAATTATTGGTAAGTGAAGGGAGGTTTTCGGATTGATAATATAAGAGGCTCCGGGAGAGGCTGTCAAGCGGGGCATAAAGGGGTTATATATGCGCCTGCCTCGGGTATTAAATAAAAAGGTTTGTCGGTCTGCGTTTATATAGCGCTGCCCTTAGCTTTGGTCTTGGGCTCTTTAAGGTGTCCACGTCCCTAGTGCAGGTCTAAGCGCTATATCCTGCATAACAAGAAAAGAGTCCACTTCCGGTAATAGTCCGGGGCGGGCTCTTTTTGTGTTTCTGCTGGTCTATTGGTTTTATTCTTGGGCCTGCAGCTGCAGCGGTGGCCATTTAGTATTCCTCCGGGAATAGGATTGTTGTCGCTGACCGGTCCCACTCGGTTATTATCCATATCTTCCCCTTGCTGGTTTGGTATGCTGCCAGTATCCTGCCCTCGCTTTGGATTGCCTGATCGTTTAGCTCCTTGTCCTCTTGACAGAGGTCTCCCCAGTCTTTCCGCTGGTACCGGTTAAAGGCTGCGGCTATCTCTTGGGCGAATACCAGGCTATTCTCTGCCTCGTTTGCTATGCCTCTGGTTGCTACTATCCTGCCGTATTCCATGGACCATGCTCCTTTACTTTGGTTTAGTTAGATAATACCGGCACGAGTTCCCAGTTGTGAAGGCGTACCGGGTGGGTATTCGTGTCGGGCCACTCCGTAAGCGTTGGGCGTTATATTGGCGCCTTAAATAATTACGGAGGAGGTTATAAAAAAATGATTATTGCTACCCGCTACACCTTGGAAAGAGGCCCGGACGGTAAGTCCTACGCCATTAAGAACGAGGAGGCCCCTTTGTGTCCTGATTGCGGCCAGCTGCTCTCTGGCTATGATAGGAGGCGCCGCCATGTTATCGACGGCTATGGCCGCGTCTTTTGGTTCCAGCTGCGCCGGCTAAAGTGTAAGCCCTGTAATAAATTACATACAGAGCTCCCGGACTTCATGGTCCCCAATAAACACTATGAGGCCCGGATAATAGACGACGTTCTCTCTGGCCGGTCCTACTTTTGCCCTGCGGACGACTCGACGATCCGGCGCTGGAAGAAGTGAACGCCCACCTAGTTTGCCTGTATCTCCGGGCCGCTTGCCCTTATCATGGTATGTAAGCTGCTAAAGGAGGGGTAAACACGAAACAGAAAATTATTGAAATGGCTATATCATCTATTACGGCTGCTGTTGTTGTTCTCGCTGTTCTGGCTATTGGCTTTCGCATTAGTGGCGTGATTGGAGGCGGTACCGCTGGCCCTGAGGATACCGCGCTGGTGTCTGCAGGTAATGAAATTGTCGCAGCTTCCACCGGTTCTATCTCTATTCCCGGCTATGAAACCTTGACCATGAAAGCGGGCCAGATTAATCAAGACGTGGAGCTCTTTAACCCGGAGGGTAACCCCTGTTATATGCGGATTGAGATATTACTCCCCGATGGGACAAGTATTTTCCGGTCCGGCATGATAGAGCCCGGGAAAGGTGTTAACTCTATCCAGATTAACAGGCCGCTAGAGGCTGGCACCTATAAGGGTGCTGTTATGCGGTTCTCAAATTATAGCCTTGAGGGCAGGAAGGAGCTCAACGGCGCAGAAACTATTTTTACATTGGAGGTTAAGTGATGAAAAGAAAAGTATTTTCGCTATTATTGTCCGTCGCCTTGTTGTTTGCTGCTATGCCTATGCAGGCGTTCGCGTCTAGTGGTTCTGGTAGTATGCAGGTAAGTTATACTTATTCGTCTGAATACACCGTTAATATTCCGGCTTCTATTTCCCTGAATGATGGCGACGTGTTTACTTTCTCGGCTGAAAACGTAAGCCTAGGAGCGGGGAAACAGTTAATAATTATTTTAGACTCTGATACTTATGAGAACGCCGGTAATTTTTACTTGTACAAAGAGGGCGGAGCGGAATTTCAAAGGATATCTTGTACCATAGAGCGTGGCTCTGTTGGTGGCGGCTCTTGGGAGGATATAACCGGGCTGGCTGATTATGTGGCCGTCTTTTCCGATGGATCCACTACTCCTAGTCAATACGGCGCATTGAGGTTTACTCCCCAACTTGAGAGCGGTACGGAGTACGGCACCTATACCGGTACGGTTCGCTTTATTATTGACATTAGCGACTTTTAGACGGTGGAGCGTTCTAAACCGGCCCGGGCTTTTAACATTTTATGAGTAGAGGATTGCGCGTCCTCTCCAAAGGGTGTATAATATAAGTGAGTTCTTCGAGAAAAACCTGTTACCGGTTTAATGGCTTGAGCGTCTTTCCGGTGGCGGGTTTTTTGCGTGCCTCTCTTGTGTCCGCTCTGGATCCATGGGACCGGTCAATAATACATATATCCTCTAAAGCCTCGGTAATTATGCCGGGGCCTTTTTATTGGCCACCTTTCGGTTTCTTGTGCTGCTCTCCTGTGGATCCGCTGGGACTGCTTCCAGCTCCGGGCAGCTGTGGCCATTCTCCGGAGGTTATTCCCGGTTTAGAGGCGCGGGCCTGTTTTTCGGTCTCCATATTTGCCCTCTAAGGGCTTTTCTACCCCTTGGCCATGGTATTAGGCTCGTTAATCGTCTGTAATATGGCCAGCCTTTGCCCTTTACCCGCTCCGCCGGCTATCCTATGGCCATGCCTTGGCCACTGGCAGCGGGTCCCTGCTGTTATTCTGCGGCTTGTTGCTGCAGCTCTAGGAGATGGCCTCTACTTGCTGAATAGGTTTATACTCTGAAGCTGGGAGCTGGTGGCCATGTCCGGAGCTTTCCCGCTGGTTAAGGTATCGCCTCCCGCTCCTGCAGGTGCCATTTTGTTATTAAAACCCTGATATTTGTTATCTTTCCCCGGTCTTTCGTTATATTCTGGCCGCTCTTGGCGTTGGTTTGCCTCTCTTAATGGCTGGGAATGCTGGGAGCTGCTCCGGCTCTCTGTGGTCCGCGCTGCTGGTTCCCGGTTCGGTGTTTCGTGTGTCCTTGTTGCCGCTTATTCTAATTTCGGAAACCGACTAAAACCCAAAATAACCGAACGGTTTATATTAAAACCGAATTAAACCCATAATAACCGAATGATTGCGCCGGCGGTCCGTTGTATCTTGGTTTCTGTCGTCAGAAACTCCGTTGTATGTAGATTTCTGTCGTCATTATCCTAGTTTATGTTATCATTAACTCGGTTTCTGTCGTCATTAACCCCCCTGAACGGTGATAACTGCGACGGAAAAGCAGGAGGAAATAAAAAGAGCCCCGCTCCGGATCCGTAGTCCGAGGCGAGGTCCTTTTCTTGCTGCAGCTAGAAAAATAATTCTACAAAGTCCTGTCTAGTAATATGCCTTTTATCCGCCAGCGCTTCTATATGGGCCTCTACATCGTCGCTCTTTATGCAGGGGTCAAGGTACCAATAAACGACTTCCTCCGGTGGTTTATCCATTCCCCTAATGGCTGCCCGGCGTAGTAGCTGTTTTAATGCGTGGACGGTCTTATTATACCATTCCTCGCCTACCTCGGTGCGTCTCCTGCAGGACAATACCACGTATAGGAGGGCCTCTCTAAAGTCGTTAGTATTGCGCATGGTAACGTGTCGGATACCGAATAAATGACAGGCTTTGTCTAATAGGCTTCCTTCTCTGGTCCTAATCATTGTTAGCGGCCTCCTTTCGTGGTCTTGGTCTCTTTGCTGGCGTCTGGATCATACTGATAATCGGAGAGCTCATCTAAAATATCTATAACGGCCTCTTTTATCCTGTCGGAAACCTCCGCCGCTGTGCCTAGTTTGGCTATGTCTTTGGCCAGTATCTCCGGGAGCTGTGATATCTGGCTGTGTATGGTGTTTATCAGGTCCGTTGTCATTCCTTCCACGTCCTCGGCCCTGTGCATTTTGCCCTCTAGCTCTCTTACTTCCAGCTGTGCAATTTTGGCTTTGCTTTTCTTGAGGTCAATCTCTGTCTTTAACTTCTCGACTTGAAGGTCGGAGGTGTCGCCGGTCTCGGCTTCCTCTGCTTTTTGCTGCAGGTATGATATATACCGCTGTATCGTCGTGCGTAAGTCGTAATGATAAACGTTGCCTATCTTCTTGCCTATGATGATACCGTCCTGTGTGAGCTGCTGTACCCACCGACGGTTAACTCCTAGGAGCTGGGCTATCTCCTTGCTGCCTACTGTTTTGGGTTTGTTATTCTCGCTCATTGTTTTACCTCCTTACTGGTTGGTTTGGCGAAGCGAAGTGCCTCAAAAAAAAGTTCATAAAACTAGGCCTTTTTCGTGCTCGTGGCAGCCGCAGGCTCTTTTCCCTCACAGAAGGAACCGCGACTCTTTCCCGCCGCCGTCTGGCCGCTCCTGCCGTCCCTCTGGCGTCCCTTTGTCCTCGTCTAATGGTTTGTATTGCCTCGTGTCCTCTCGTTCTTCCCGCTTTGTCCTGTGGCCTATGGTGGCCTCCTGCGCCCTGTATTATGGCCCTGTGCGGTCTATCTCGGCCCCTTGTGGGTGTGTCTGGCCCTTTCTTTCCGTCTCCTTGGCGTTTATTCCGCCCATTCTGGCCCTTGTCTGCCCTTGGTGGTATGTTTGTACCCCTTGGGCCTTTTTCGTGGCTCCTGCGTCCTCCTGTGGCTTTCTGTGGTGGTCCTGTTGTTTCTTCCTGCCCTCTGGTGTCCCTGTTTGCCTTTTCCCGGGCTTTAGTCCTTCCGGGTGGGGGTTTATATCCCTTTGGGCTTTCTCGTCCATCTGTGCCCCTCCTGCGCTTTCCTGTGGCCTGTTATTGGTGTGGCCTTTAGTATCTGGTCCGGGCTGGTTATTACTTGTCTGCACCTTCAACCTCTAGCCTCTTTCTTTCTACCGCTCCTACTAATGCGCTCCATGCTGGATCCGGTACAAAGTCCTCCGGTGTTATAAAGTCCTTGCAGGTGTTTTCTGGTTCAATGCCTTTCCAGTTATCTCGGTCTAGGTTTATACACTTTATCTTATCCGAGTATGATTTGTCCGGCTTGTACCAATGGCAGTTCTGACATACCTTTTCGTCCTTCATGGTTATTCCTCCGTTCTCCGTTAGGTGGTTATACCTCTCGGGCTTTGGTCTCTGGTCCGGGCTGGTTATAAATATGGCCGGTCGGCTATGGTTAACCTTCCGGCCCTTGGTCCTTATCTCTTGCTTAGTTCTCTGTTGACATGGTGTTCCAGTCTGTTTTCCATCATGGCCAGCACTTCTTTGGATATCTCTTTGTTTACCTTTTCGTTGGTTACCATCTGTGGAATGGCCAGTGTTCTAAATGCTTTTAGGTCGTTCTTGTCTGCACTCATACGCTGGAAAGGTAAATAGTTCCCGCTCCTTGTCGGCATGAGGATATTATGAGACTGTCGGCTAAATGGTCCGCCGGCTTTCTTCTTGGCCTTGTATCGTCCAATGACTACTTTCTTGCCTTTGAATACTTGCATTCTCAATGTGTAGCTTCTTCCTGCCGGTGGTACCTTTGGCGTCATTCCAAAGTGAGTAGGGGAGAGGCGGTCTCCTTGATATACAATCCTGAAATTCTTTCCAAAGGAGCCCTTTAATTTAACACTGGCTTTACCTTCCTCGACTTTGTTGGACTTTAGGATATCGCCCTTTTTGATGTTATAGGTCTGGCGGATCACGTCGGCCACTCTCCCCGGAGCTCTTTTCCTCATGTCGTAGGCTGTGTTCTTGATAACCTTCTCGGTGCTTTTCTCAATCTTCTTGAGCTGCTTACCTACTTCCTCTAGTCCTTTAATGCCTAGCTTCATGGTTCCGTATGCCATCTATTTCACCTCCTTTCTGAATAGTCCTCTTAGGAGCTCTTTTCCTAGTCGTTGGCTATTGTCCTTGATTACCTTCCCGGCGTTTTTATCAATCCGCTTGAGCTGCTTATTGTCTCTGTTCCTTCTGCCTCTCCCGCCGCTTCAACTGAAAACCCTACATCGGCGTCAAGTCTTAATAGATTGCCTATAGCTCCTCTAATGTGTCCCTCTAAATCGTCCTTGAATTGCTCTGGTATATCTTCTTCGATTACCGATACAATAAATATTCGCTCCATGATC